ATCGTAATACTCCTTGCCGCAAGACTCCCGGAACTTACCGTTCCAGAAGGACTTGCGTCGATTAACTCGGGCTCCGAAGAGCTCGAGCGCTTCGATAACGGCGGGCACAAATTCTACAGGGACAACAATATCGTCCCCGTAGACACGCACCTTCCCGCGCATCTCTTCAATGAGTGAACGGGAAACCTGGGTGTTGAGCTCTCGCTCAATCCCAATGAAGATGATGGTCAGAAAGACCATCGCCTCCATAGGAAAGGTGAGAGCTGAGCCCATAGACGCGAACTTGGAAATGGATTGAACTCCATGTCCAGGTACATCAACGTTCCTTGAGCGACACGCTTGAATGGCCTTACGCAATAGGCCAGACGAACGCGTCATCTCAAGTACTAGTTGATTCGAGACTCGATCGGAAGCATCACTCAGGTCGAGTGTTGCCAAGTCACCGTAAAGTGACCCCTTGGCGGCCATACGCTGGTTAGGCGTCTGGTCGTCAAATCCGAGAAAGGAATCAAGATGGAAATCCTTGATCCCTTCGAGGATAAGGGGGAGGAGGGACTGCTGTGCATACTGCATAGCAGTCGGCTCTATCCCGATTATCCTCGGAGTCTTGAGCGTTTTAGGGACGGATATTACCCTAACGGGTATTTCCGCCTCAGGCTCGAGGATGTCGACTACGGCCAGCTCCTCGAAGTACGAGGGAGTTGGAAGGAGGTAACTTTCGATTGGAAAGCTCTCCTCCAGCCGTCTGGGCCAAGTACGCTGTCTGTATTTTGCATTCCCATGCAATCTATCAGCAGTCGCACCTGGACCATGCTTTGGAACGGGCGGATCGAGATAGATCTTTCGATCTATCGAGATAAGCACGTCCCTGAAAAGGATTGTCGATACACGGCGGAATGCCTCCAAATCAATGGGGCTACGACGTGCATCTTCAACCACGACATCCTGCTCACACTCGATGTACCCACGGTACGCAGCCTTCTCACGCGCATCACTGCACGGGAGCAGGATCTTACTATACATTAGCGAAAGCTGACGTATAGCAATTATTGCGTCCGTACTAGGGTCATCAAGCAACACACCAGAATCTCGGTCAAACACAAGCTCCAGGAAACCTCCGAGAAATCGGGGGAGACCTCTCATCCTATGGAAACCATAGAATGAGCTGGGAGCCACATAACCTCGGTCAAGACTTTCTTCAAAGTCTTTTCCGAAGTTAGCGAGGGTTATCGTGAGAAACGAGAACCCCTCGTGCTTGACACGAGTCATGACAGTTTTAATGTCATGGGTGGTGCTTGTGCGACATCTGGTTGCGGATTCTTCCGCAACCATAACCCAAAGGCGGATATCATCCGCCCTCGGGCGTTGGAGCCGTTGTTGGCTTTTCATAGCCCGTTCTCCTTAATCAGGGGGACGTTAGCTATCCAAGCCCACAACATTTAACTACAGTACCCTTACCTGATACGAATTACATACGTACCAGGCGAATCCAGAACGTCATCAAGACGATTTGGATCAGAAGGAATACTGTGGCACTCCTTGACAGCATCGTCAATGTGGACAGGGCACTTAGTTGTCATCCCAGGGACTGGGAAGATAACCTTCGTACCATGCTCTTCTTCGCTCGCAAAAAGTAGTGTGAGCAAGAAGATCACTATGACGACCAGGCAAAGCCAGCGCGCAAACTGATTTCTTTCTAAGAACAGAAAGAACCAGACATGCGGCAGGTCTCGTTGGTTCCCTTTTCCCCTTGCCAATTGCTGGTGAGTCCTAGGACTCGCCGGCAAGCAGCTTGGTGATCAGGGCATCCGTCGAGGCAGTGAACGTGGCCTTGAAGCCATCGTAAACCGCCTTTGCCTCCGTGGGCGTGTAACCCAGCACAGGGACGTCAAACACGATGTAGTTACTCATCGACAGTTTGGCGTTCTGGGCCGGGATAAACAAGTCCGCGGCGATCTTGGAGTGGTCGACCCGGAGCACCCGACGTGTCCGACGCCCGTAGGCGTGGGACGCAGTCAGGCGAACCAGACCGTCCGATGACGTGTACTCGCTCTTGTTGTTCTGGACGTTAGTCCGAGGCAACGAGACCGGGGTACCCGAAATCGTGATGGACTGGGGGTCAGCAAATGCCATAGGC